GGTTTGGGCTATTCTAGTTTGTCTGTAACCGAAGAAAACACCATCATAGATTATTCTCTTTCTAATCTAAAAACAGCATTTAAAATCTACTCCTCCTTCAATCAAAACATTACAACTATAAATCTGAAATTAAAAAGAATAGGTTCATTCTTGAATCTTGGTGACAAGATTAGTTTGAATTTGTACTCAACTGATAGCACTGGTGATAATCCTCTCACACTTTTAGGTTCTTTTGGATCTATTCAAGTTGATGATTTAACTAGTTCATATGATGTTTATAGTTTTACAAATCCAGGTTTGACATTAACTACTGAAACATATTATTGGGTCGAAGTTTTACTTGATAACCTTCCTATAGCTGTCACTGGAAATGTTTATATATATCTTGCTACTCATTCTCTTACTGGCAATGAACTAGCTTATTACAATGATACAGACCTTGTATGGGTCAGAATAGCAAATACTACAGCTTACAACAAGTTGACAAGTTTTTTGACATCTTCTGCAGAGTTGCAATCGACAGATTTACTTTTAGATATTTACGAAACTCCAATCAAACAAGTTACAGTTTATGGAGGAAGTACAGATCTTTCTAAGTTTGAAGTTTTGGGTAATAAACAGTCTAACTATTTGTTGAAAAAGTTTGACAAAGTATACGAAGACTCAAATAATCCAAACAATGATATCTATCCAACAGTAACTAATCTGGTAGTTGGCGCTACAGCTAGAAATACTAAAACTTATATTGTTCAAATAAAAGAAACTAGAACCTCAGAATGGGTAGATATTTTTGAAAATATTGCTGATACTGAAACTCTGGATTTTTTGAATTTTGCTTTTGATACACCAACTACTCTTTATGCTGCCAGAATAGCATATAAGGGTGATTACTTTACTATCGATCAAAGAGCTGACTTGACAATAGCTGCTTATGATTCTTTAACAGATGTAGTTTCAGCACAAATTTCCAGATACGAAGATTTTAGAGATGCTAAAGATTTTACAAATTCTGATAGTAGGGGATTTATCAATTTTTCAACTGGTGAAACTACATATGCAGATTTTGATCTTACTAATGCCAAATATCTTTGGGGTAAACAAACTGGTAATTCAATTTCAGAAATAAATGCTGTCGAAACATTTGGTGATAAAATTTTAATTGCTGCTAACAATAAAATGTATGTTTATAAGAATGGCAGTGTTTACCCAATTCTTAACGAAGCACTTGTTGAAGAAAAATATCAAATTACAGATATACATGTATTCAATGGTAAAGCTTACGCATCTAGTAATTCCGGATTGTTGTTTGCTTCTTTCAATGGAGAATTTTGGTCAATAGTTAATGCTAAACAACCATTAAGTGCATCTAACTACAAAACAATCAAACCAATAGTCTGTTTGTATTCTATTGGAAATGATTTATATATAGGTACTGAGAAGGGCAACAGTTCTTCTTGTAGTGTTTATAAATATGATGGTCAATCTTTATTAAATATCAAAGACTTTACATCTTTTGATAAAGTCACAAGCATTAATGCAAAAGATTTCACTTTATATGTTGGACTTGGTGGTGGATATAGCTACGGAGCTTCAGCAATTTATAAATATTATAATTCTGAATGGACGCAAAGTGTGTCTACTAACTTTGATAGTGTAGATGTATTGTCAAACAGTTTTACTAGAAATTCAGTATTGGCTGGTTTTAGAGGAGGGCAAGTTTGGGAATTATCTTTTGAAGGTAACGTAGCAAAATCTTGGTCCAAAATCTACGACACATATGCTGATAAAATTAAAAATATATATGATGATCCAAATTCTCTGTATGTTTATATAGTTGCTGATAACGGAGTTTTTGGATATTTTAAATCTATAAATGCATTCAAAAAAGTTATATCTCATCCTTATGAAACAAATCAGCTCATAACAACCTGGAGATCATACACTGCTTCTACAGGTATCACATGGACTGATGTAGCAGACATTGAAAGTTTCAATTACATATCTGGTACTGCACAAACAACAGCTATAAATTATGGAGCTGGAACTGCTTTTACTTTCCCTTCAGGTTTTACAAATCCATCTTTTATGTTAGAGGGTGCAATAAAAGCAGAACAAGATGGAACTTGCACGTTTAGAGTTGACTCAAGTGTGGGATATAATTTATTCCTAAATGACACTTTGCAAATAAATAATTTCAAATCAACATCTGCCTTAGAGACAAATTATTCAGTTAACACTTTTAGTTTGCTAGAAGGTGAATTTGTCAAATTTAAACTTAATACATATAATAATGTAGGAACAGGAAGTACTTTAGCTGTCTATTGGAAAAAAGATAACAATCAACCATATGAATTAATTCCAAGTACTCAATTTTATGGTCCAAGCAAAATAAAAGCTATGTCTTCCATAGGTAATACTTTTTATGGAGCAAGTCAAGATGGATCAATTTATCAATTTAGTTCAACACCTTACGAAGATAATACAAGAAATGTTTATGTTAGATTTAAAGATGCTGCTGGAAATATTCAAGGTATTGTGTTGCCAGCCAATGATACTGCTTATCCAATAATCAAAGATAAGTTGCTGCAAACATCTAATGTTTCAAATAACCCAACTTCATATATTCAAAATGAAGTTACTACAATTATTTCTAACACAAACACCACTGTAAATACTGTGACTGGTGATAAGCAAAATAGTAATACTAATAGTCCAACACAATCACAAGCTAACGCAAATACTTCAGCTATAGGAACAACAAATACATCTATAAGTAACGCAACACTTGCTACTACTAACAACAATGGTGTTATTTATCAAATTCAGAAAAACTCAGATAACTCACTATCAAGAAGAGGGATATATGTTCCACCCTCAAGATTGTATCCAGTTTATGCACCAGATAGAAAAATAAGAGAAATTGGTATTTATGAACCGCAACCAATATATGTCCCAACTCTTATTGCATGGACACAATTAGCTGCACTAGTATTAAATAAATACCCTGTAGTTCCTGATACAAACCTTGATAATGGCACACAAGTTAAAATTTACATCAAATCAGGTAACTCTAGATCTGAGTGCTTAGCTGCAAGTTATGGCGAAGCTGAAACACTTTCTACTATTAATGATATATATGCAGCTACTAGTGCGCAAACTTTGAATATTGATCTTTCATCGTATTCTGGTAAATGGTTGCAATATCGAATTGAACTTATAACAGCATCTAAGAATATTACACCCGAATTATTATCAGTTGCAATATCTTATTCTTCATCAACAGGAAGTTATTTCTTTACCAGAATGTTTGATACAGAGAACTATGACACTGATGCTCCACTAATCAAAAGAGGATTGTTAACTTCTAATGAGTTAATAAACAATGGAAGTATTGTTTATGGTTACACTACTTCAAATGATAGTAATGAAACATACAATTTTTATAACTTTACTATCATTACTCCTAATAAAACTTTTGAACTAAGCCAAGCATCAAGTAAAATCAGGTTTGGAATTCTACTTACTTCAGTTGGAAGCAATCCATCTATGGTATATGATTTTGCCGTACAACTTGATATAGGAGATGCTAATATCAAATTTATGCCATCATTGTAGGATTTAGATGTCTAACAGAACAAGTATTTATAAGTTTTTATATTCACAGTTTGGAGATATTTGGTATCCGGGCTATGACTATGAAAACATGGTCTCAATAGAAAGACAATTATCAGGTGTCAATTCTATTGTAGGTCCTGGTGTTATTAATGGTTGGACTGTTGAAAAATTATCAGACAGTAGAGCAAATCAATTATTATTATTAAATGGATACTCTTCTAGTTCAACAAGTGAGTATGGATTAAAGTTATCAGCTTTAAATCTTAATTTTACAGTTACAGTAACCGCAGCAACTACCGCAAATATTACACTTTCTGGTGTTCAAACCATTGATAATGTGTCTGTCATTGCTGGAGACTTAGTATTAGTCAAAAATCAGTCTACTGCTGCTAATAATGGTATATATGCTGTTGCTTCCGGTGCATGGACAAGACACTCTTCACTAGACAACTCTTCTGATTACACAAACAATTTTGTTGTATATGCTGAAGAAGGATATATAAATGGTAATACTCTTTGGATAGGTGTTACTTCTACAAACTCTTTTTCATTAGGATCTACTGCTCTTAATTTTGATGATCCATTTAAACAATGCGTAGTTGTAAGTCCTGGTAATGGAATTGTATCAAAATATAGAGCAAAAACTGAAAAACCATTTTTCTTTAGATATACAGCTGATAATACATATTACATTTGGGCAGAACCTGGATTATCAACTTTAACATCAGG